CACATAACATGCATCGGAACCACATCTGGAGCAAATTGTTAAGTTATCCATTATAGTTTTTGTAATTTAGGTAGTTCTAGTTTTATTTGTTTTGGGATTTTGGAGATGTTTGAATCTAAAATATTATCAAGGGTTTCAGCCATCTTTGACAAGCTAAAGTTGGTTTTACTATAGTAAGCTTGACGTTTACCCCCATCTATATAGTTTTTATAGTTTTCAAACATACCTTTTAAAGCACCTCCTATTTCTCCTGTATTTGGAGCAAACCACTTAGACCCTTCAATCAACATATCCTTTACTTGAGCTGTTGGGTGGATAGGTTTTAATTCACCTCCTAACAGAGTAGTAAAATCTTTATGTAAGAAATCGATTTGACCACTCCAGTTAGTTGAGATTATAGGTTTCCCTGTAACACTAAACTCTAATAATGGTCTACCAAATCCTTCCCCTTTAGTAAGGTTAACCATAGCCTTTACTTTAGAATGGTTATAGATTGAATTCATTTCCTCATCAGTAAAGTTACCATGAAGGAGGTATACGTTAGGTAAGTTCTTTGAGTTAACCGTATTTTTAATCTGTGTGATTCTTTTAACTATCTCATCTCTATCCATGTAAGAACCACCTGTTATAGATGTTTTTAAGATGAGTGCTGGTTGGGTTTTCTTGTTTTTAAAGGTTTCAAAGAATGCTTTAATCATTAAACTCACATTCTTTCTATCCTCACTCATACTTCCTGGTAACCAGTGTCCTACAAATAGATAAGCGAATGATTCTTTAATATTAAAATCAACCATACAAGGACTATCATCAGGGAAATAGGTATCTAAATTAACCCCTTCAAATAAAACCTCAACTGGTTTTTGTAATTTAAGTTCACCTGTAGTTTGTTTTGTATTTTGATCCTTAACCTCAAACTTAGTGTTTTCAAATACTGATTTACTATGATTTGAGGAAACAATGTTTAAGTCCATTCTATTCATTCCTTCAATCCATTGGGGAGCACAAGTATCAGTTTCAATCCCAGCTGTAAAACCAATATTATAATCACCAATAGGAGTAAACTCATTTGGTACTGTGATTTGAGCCCAAATGTTAGGTTTTTCGCTTAATCTAGCTCCTATAGGGAGGAGGTAAGGCTTTAAAAAGTGCCATTCTTCATGGTCTTCAATAAAACCCCAAGAGGTATTACCCCAACGTTGAGGCATAATCTTAACATCGTATTTATCGCTTTCTATGATTGATTTTACAACATCTCTACTGCGAGCACCATAGCCCGAATATGTTTGTATTGGGCAGCTTATAACAAAAGTATTCTTCATCTTAATATAACAATTTATGTGGTAGTGTAGGGGTTTTCACTTCAGTAACATTTAAAAACTCATAGTTTTCTCGAGGTTCCCAAGTATTAAACATTTCATCTACACCTTCGATTACTCGTTCACCCATTATTTCAGCTGTGAATCCTGCTTCTTTACTTAAAGCCCATTCTCTACCTTCAAGACCTAGTTTTTGTCTTTCTTCCTTAGATAGATTATAAACTTCCATAATCCTATCAGCAGCATCTTCTGGTCTACATCTGTCATCCCAAATGTAAGGAGTTACAGGTGAACCTTGGATTGATCTGTTTGTTGGGAATACTGGGAACGCCCAGTTACCATGCTCTTTATATCTCCCAGTATGGTTAGAAGGAACATCAGCATCTGGTGTAAACCATTTACCGTTTTCATCAGCAAATCTCATTTGATCCTGCATACCACCCGTTACATTAGCTATAATAGGAGTACCTGCTAAGATAGCTTCGGTTAGTGATAACCCCCACCCTTCATTTGAAGTTAATAGGATTTGAACATCTGCTAAGTTATAAAGATAGTTTAGTTGATCTCTACTTAACTTGCTAGTTGAAAATAAGATTGATGTATCACCCTCCCCAAACAGATAGTTTTTAACAGCCATTAAATCTGTACCATGATCTGATACTATCTCTGTGTGGAGTAATAGTTTAACTTTAGATTGTTTTTCTTGAGGTAGTTGTTCTTTAAAGTATTTAAAAGCTAATAAAGTATCTGGGATTTGTTTTCTTCTAATATTTCTTGAGTTGTAGAATACAACAAAATCATCCTCATTAATCCCTATTTGGGTTTTAAAATCTTTGTAATCCTTAAGATTAGTATCAATAGGTTTAAATGTATCAGCATCTAAACCGTGAGGAACATACTTTAAAGTTTTGTTCTTTAGTTTTTCACCTAACACTAACCTGTTGATATTCACTGTTTGTTTTGAAATACCAAACAAAGCATCACACGATTCGTAAAACGGTCTATTATACATTGGAGCAGGATAGTTATCCCAAATGTTTAAATAAGCGATAGGGATCTCTTTTCTAATCTCGTTCTCAATCTGGAATAACCACATAAAATAACGTGGGTCTGTAATCAAGAAGATAGCATCTATTTTCTCCGTTTTGATTAACTTCCTAACTTGATCAGGATTACCATAGCCATTATTACATTGGATAACAACGTTAGCGTCTTCAATCCCCAGTTGGGTATTGATTTCACTACTAACATCAAATCTTTTACCCTCATCAGGATGCTGTACAGCAGCTCCTAGATTAAACCAGTTAAAACGATGAGCTGTGTTTGTAGCTATTTCACGTCCTACGTTTGCAACACCTGAATGGACTCGGATGTCATCACAGAGCAAAAGAATACGTTTTCTCTGCTCTCTTGGAATATAACCTTCTTTCATTTATTTAGAGTTCTAAATCGTTGTGATTAGTAATTGTTTTTCTAAAATCTTCATCTGTAAGATACAAATAAATAGCACGGTCAGCAAGTTTTTGGAATGAAAACTTACGCTTTACGCACTCGATTTTGAACGTCTCAAAAAGATCACTTTTGATCTTTACTGAGGTTAATGTCATATCTTTTTTAGCCATAACGTTAATTAATTATTATTTATTCTTATATACATATCTACATATTTTTAAAAGTCGCAGAACATAAATGAGTCTTGAAGTAAGGGCACCACTTACAATTATTATTAGTTAAAGCAGGCATATCTTTTTCATTAAACCCATCTTTGGTAAAACAATTATCTAAAAATTCATTTAAGGATTTTGTAGCTTGATTAACTGATGTTTTACCTGAAGGTGGTCTGAATTGTTGGATACGTTTGATTACAAAATCTTGTGATTCATATAATTTACGTTTTACAATAAAGAACTCAATATCAATATCATCTATTGGGACGTTGTATTGTTTAGCAAAAAACTTCTTATACAATACTAACTGATGTTGTTTTGATTTATCTTTCTTTGCTTTATCATTCCAACCTCTTGTAGATGTTTTTATATCGATTATAATAAACTTCTTTGTATTCTCGTTATACATCACCACATCCAAAAAGCCCATGTATTTAACACGAGGTAAGTGCGGATTAGGCGCTAATACGATTGGTATCTCACAACCAACTAACCACCAACCACGTTTAGAAAAATATTTACCTCTATTCTTCTTTAAATACCTTATAATTTCAACACCGTCGGAATAGAATTCTCGAAGTGTTGAGGCGTCAGTAAAATGTTCTCCTTTATTCTGTTTATAAGCGTCTGCATAGCAATCTCTTAATCTGGTTTCAAAATCTGTTTCTAAATCTATTTTGTCAGCCTCAGCACCACTTTTATTATACATTACATCTAGATACATTTGTAGTGTCTCGTGTAGTGCTGTTCCAAAAGTCATGTGAATACTTTGTTCCTTAACTTTATGTCCATCTCTATATTGCAACGCCCACTTTTTAGGACATTGGGTATACATTGATAGCTGTGAATATGAGATGTTTTTCTCATAAGCAAAGTTCACAGGTTCAGGTGGATTCTGTTGTATTTCCCTAACTATTTGGGGTGCTTTCTTTTTAGCCAAAACTTATTTTTTCCATTGGTCTCTTTCAACTAACTGACAGATAATTGCATAGTTGCAAATATCTTGAAATGTATCTGAAAGAGGCTCGTTATTAACTCCTCTATTATTAATCAATAGATTTTTCCAGCGATTTATTTTATCGCTCATTCTATACCAAAGTCCTGTAAGAGCAAATTCCCTTTCATCTTCAGTAGCAAGGCTAGTGCCAGCAGTAATATTGTGCATACCGTAGTCAAGGTGCTTTTTACTAAAAAGCTCCAACTGCTCCTCCATGATAGCCATATAGCCAGCATGTATGTGAGGATATTCAGTCTTAAGTATTTCCGTAGCTGATAAGCCATATTTTATTGTTTCTTCACTCATAACCTATAATATACGAACTCTCCCTTGCTTCTCCAAATGTTTGCGTGGGAATTTTTAATTTATTTTTTACTTCCAAATCCCTTTATAGCCGAATCTTCTCTATCTAAACGTTCTTCAATATCTTTGATTTGGTCTAGAACCGTAGATAATGCGGCATTTGTTTCCTCAATAATAGCAGCATCAATCTCAGCTAACTCATCTAATCTTTTGGATGATTGGTTTGGTTTTGTTTTTGAAGTTCTGATAAGTAAGATAGTAAGTAGAATGATTGGGGCTACTAATAACATTACTATAAACATCCCTGCTACTGTTGTTAAAATATCTATCATATAACTTCTTTTTTAACTAAATATTTTTCTATTGTTTCTAATCTTTCATCAGCATCTGCTAACATAGCAAGTGCTTCTTCAGCATTTTTATAGAAATCTTCTGTTGAATGGTCTCCAATACCTGCTGGGTTCTTTTCTAATAACTCTAAAGTGAGTAATGCTTTTGCTTTATCAGCTATTGCTGATGAACGGAGCATATCTACTAATCTACTCATAACTTTGCTTTTTTAATTAACTTTTCGGTTTCATCTTCTTCTACTCCCATCTTCCATAAGATACTTCTAACACCTACAACTTGAAGTAAATCAATATACCTATCAGCTTCACCTAAACTACATTCTAAATAATCAGCAATGTATTCAGCTAGTTCTTGATAATTTCTTTTGTTTTCGTTTTTGATATACTTTAGGTAGACTTTCTTTTTAGGTATCATTTCTCGGTAGATTGAATAAACTTGTTTCTTATTTTGTGGATTTATCTTTTGGACGTAGTTTACCAACTGAAGGTATCCTATATCTGTAGATAAATATCTATGTATCATGTAAGAGTTAAAGTTATTCCACGATTCTTCCGAGATTTCGTGAACAGGAGTTTTATAGAGGGTGATTTCATTCAACCACCCCCAAATATTTTGTATGTCCTTACTCTTCTGAGGCACCTTCAAACTCTTTACGTAGTTCTGGGGGTAAAGTATTAGTTAGGATTTCACCTGTTTCTGGGTTCCAGAATACTGGGATTGGGACGATTCCGTTTTCACTTGTACCTGTAATAAACTTAGATACTTCTCTTAGGATTACTCCTTGTTGCCATACTTGACCACCTTCTTTAGTAGTAATAGCTGTTGTTTTGCTCAAATCGATGTTTGGCATTTGCATTTGTCCTTGTTCCATTTTATTGTTCTTGATAGTTAATAGTTTCTATTTCTCGGCACATATACAATGTACCATTATTTCTAAAAGCATGGGTACAATTCCATAACTTTTTTAGGATATCAACATCCCATTTAGATTCATCTTTTAGCTGTCTATATACTAGGTATAATTCCCCTTTTACATTTATTACTTCTCGATTAATCATTTTAATTCAATTATTTTTTGGATAAGCGCCATCGCATTGATTTCTTTATCAATCCTAAAGTTAGACTGATAACTGAACTCATTGAGATAAATAGCAACCATTCCTTCACTTTCATTTGCGTATACAGATACATTATCATAAAGATAACGATAAAACTCCTCAAAATCACTAACGTTTGCATTAGCGATAATCTGACGGATTTCTTTCCAACTTGGTTTTGCATTACTTAGTTCTTTAACTACTTGGCTCATATAGTTAGAGGACACAAGTATTGTTTTATCTATTGTAAGTTTATTGTCTTGAGTTGATAACTGGATTGTATTAAGACATTTACGTAAATCTGGGTAGTATTGGTTTACAATAGTTTTTAGATCTTCTACCTCAAACTTAGTTTCTTCTTTGTTCATTACCCAAGCAACGTGTTTTGCTACTTCACCTTTAGTAGGAGGTACTATCTTAAGTACTTGACAACGTGATTGAAGTGGGTCGATAATACGCTCTACAAAATTACACGTCATAATAAAACGTGTTGTACGTGAGAACGATTCGATTACATTACGTAAAGATGCTTGGGCTTGGATAGTTAAGAAATCAGCTTCATCCAAAATAACCACTTTAAGTGGTTTGAACGACATTGTAGAAGCAAAACTTGATACCTTATCCCTAATAGTTTCAATACCTCTTTCATCTGAAGCGTTGATGTAAAGGTAATCACAATCTAGATTTTTAACAATAATCTTAGCTAGTGTTGTTTTACCAGTTCCAGCAGGTCCTTGAAATATGAAATGTTGGATATCTCCTTGATTCAAATATTGTTGAATCGATTTTTTGATATGTTCGTTCCCAACGTAGTTTTCAAGAGTTGATGGGCGGTATTTTTCAACTAAAAGGCTATGATCAGTAATCGCCATAAATGTTAAATTTCTTAACGGGTTCAGGTTTAATTTCTATCTCTTCAGTGCGTATAACATACAACTTACTTTCTAGGGGGGCAAGTCTAAATTCGGCTTTTTCCCCTGTTTTTTGAAACCAAGCCTCTAGAGCTTCAGTAAGTGATTTGTGTACTATTTTATCACCAACAAGCACCCAAGAATCTCCTGGGGCTTGTCTGTTGGCAATAACTTCTAAATATTCTTGGGTCTCTACTCTCATTACATCATCCCACCCATCATCGACATTGGGTCTACTTGGTTATCGTTTTCTTGAGGTTCATCCACAACTGTACATTCTGTAAGTAGAATAGTACCTGCTACTGAAGCAGCATTTTCAAGTGCTGTACGAGTTACTTTAGCTGGGTCTATAATACCTGCTTCTTTCATGTTAATCTTTTTCATAGTTTTAATGTTAAAACCAGTCCAAGTATTATCTCCAGTGTGGGTTAAGTTATCAGCCATAATACGACCATCAACTTCATCCCAACCAGCGTTCATTAAGATTCGGGTAAATGGTTGACTACAGGCATGTTTAACAATCTCAGCACCAATATCATTTCCTTCAATACCTTCACGAGCATATAATAAAGCAGCACCACCACCAGCTACAATACCTTCTTCAATGGCAGCTTTAGTAGCGTTTAGAGCATCATCTACACGATCTTTAGTTTCCTTCATTTCTGATTCAGTAAAACCTCCAACATGAATAATACCTACACCACCTACAAACTTAGCAAGTCTTTCTTGTAGTTTTTCAATCTCAAAAGGTGTTGAAGCTTGTTCAATCTGTTGTTGTAAAGTTTCGATACGAGTTTCGATTCGTCCTTCTTCACCTTTACCATCTACGATTGTGGTTTGTTCTTTAGTTACATTAACTGTACGAGCTTCACCAAACCAATCCCAAGAGAACTCTTTTAGTTTCATACCTTTTTCCTTACTAAATACTTCACCACCTGTTAGGGCTGCAATATCTTCTAAGATAAGTTTTCTACGATCACCAAAGTCAGGTGCTTTGACAGCACACACTGCTAACGTACCTCTCATCTTATTTACTACTAAAGTAGCTAAAGCTTCGTTATCAATATCTTCAGCAATAATCATCAACGAACGTCCTGTACCTGAAACACCCTCTAATACTGGGAGTAGATCTTTTACTTGAGTAAAACGTTCATCAGCAATCAAAATATATGGATCACTTAATACTGATGACATAGTGTTATTATCAGTTACAAAGTAAGGTGATTTATAACCTCTATCAAACTGCATACCTTCAACAACTTCAAGATAAGTCTCACCTGATTTTGATTCCTCGATTGTAACTACACCATCACGACCTACTTTACCCATAGCGGTAGCAATAATCTTACCTACTTCTGGGTCGTTATTTGCTGATATGGTTGCGATTTGTTCTAGTTGTTCTTCTGATGAAATATCTTCAGATTTTGTTCTGAGAGATTCAACTACTTGTTTTACAGCCTTATCAATACTACGTTTAATCTCAACTGCATTAGCACCGTTATTAAGGTGTGAAAGGCCTGATTTTACCATCTCACGAGCTAATAAAGTAGAGGTAGTAGTACCATCACCTGCTTTATTTGCTGTTTTTACAGATGCTTGTTTTACCATCTCAACCCCCAGATTCTCTACTGGATCTTTGAGTGTGATAGATTTAGCGACCGTTACACCATCTTTAGTTGATTGGGGTGCTTGACCTGGTTGGGAAATCACTACGTTACGACCATTAGGTCCTAGGGTTGATACAACAGCATCTGCTAGTTTATCAATACCCGCTACTAGTTTAGTTCTTGAATCAGAACCGTAATCAATAATTTTACTCATCGTCTTTATTAATTTTTGCTAAAACTTCATTTTCTTTACCAATCCAGTATTCATCACCTTTATATTCAAACTTGGTGAATCCCATTGTAGGTAATACTACAACGTCTCCTTCTTTTAGGCTAGTTGGGGTAAAAGTACCCATAACTGTGTGTCCAGGACCTACTCCTACAACCTCACCTGTTTTATTGGTTTCATTCCCTAAATCTGGGACTACAATGTTTCCATACATTGTTTCTTCTACTTCAACCGGTTTAACGATAACCGCGTTGTACATTGCTTCTAAACTCATAATTTAACTAATGTTTGTATTCTTTTTTCGATTTGTTCAAATTTTTCTACATACTCCTTAACTGACGAATAATCAACTTCTAAAAGACTATCTTTAGCAATTTTGTTAACTGCTGTTGATAGATTAGAGCAAAACGCTAGAGTTTGTTGGTAAGTTTTACCACTTTTTTCTGCTGTTACGTTTTTAACTACAGCGTAGTTGTTCTCATCAATCTGAATCATGTAAGGATCCAGTATTGGATCTGTAATAAAATTAGGCATAACTATTTATTTATTATTATAACGTGAATATACGAAAGATACCTCAGGACACCAAATTATAACTTACTTAATTTTAAGTGTTTTTGGTTTTGCTTTATCTGAAATTGGGATAGAGATTTCAAGTAAGCCATTTTCAAGTTTAGCATCTGCTTTACTTAAATCATACTTAGCTGAAATTTTATATCCTAAATCAAACGAACGCTTTGATAATCCTCTGTGGATAGTTCCAGGGTGGAAGGTTTCTTCCTCTGGTTTATTATAACTGATTTTTAAAACGTCATCTTCAATATCTACTGTAACATCGTCTTTAGTAAGACCAGTACACGCAACCTCAAATTGAAGGTTGTCATCAGTATAAAAGATGTTTAAAGGGTGTGGTTGTTTTGCCTTTGCGGCTGCTAAATACCCACTTGATGGGTTAAAGAAATTGTGGAATAAGATATCAAATTCCGAATAGTTTGTACTCATATCGATTTACATTTTGTGCTGTCACTAAGATCAGCGATTATTAAAATATTACGTGCCCTGAGGTCTTTCGTATGTTTATACGTATGTTAAAAAGAAGTTTCTGCTTTTCTTACCATAGAATATTCACTAGTAATGTTTTCTGTACTAAACTGTAGTTGAAGCAATCCACCTTTAGCTAACTTAAGAGTACCAGACTCCATATCTTTATTGGCTGCTAATATTGTTTTAAACATATTAGAATCAAAAGGAATACTAATACCACCTTCTTTAACATTACCCATTAACTGATAGGTAATCTTATTACTATGTCCATGACCATCTCCAAAAACGATTTCACATACTAGGTTCCCATCTAAGTCATTTGTTGTTTTGAAGACCATGTTATCTACATCACTTAGAGCGCTTTTTGCTCTAATAAGTTGGGAAACATCTTCACTTGTCAAGTCGATTTTAACTTCCCATTCATCAGGTTCGTTTACTGTACCTACTCTGGGAATCAATAACATATCAGATAGAGCATATGTTAGATTAAAATGCATATCTGATAGATTTAACTTTGTGGCTACATCGTTAATCTTTTCTACTTCAACAAGTACATTACCTTGACAAATAGAAACTAAGTTACTTAGCTTTTTAGTATCATAGATAGGTAATACAGTATTATCTAGTTGAAAATCTTCACATAGGACCTGTCCAATAACATCCTTACTGGGTGAGACAAAGTTGATTTCTAAGTGGTTATCGTTGATAATCCATTTTACAGACTCGTTAGTACCTAAATAATATTTACTAATAAGTGATGTGAGTAGTGATCTTGCTATCATAAGTTAAAAAATGTATTTCTGTATGGGTTTAAGTTTAAAGTCCATCCAAGGTCATCATAAAAACCTTCTAGTTTGTTTAATAAGATAGATTCAAATATTTTCTTTCTATCTGCGTATTGTTCTATAAATGTACTAATCTTTTCTGGGATATCAAAATCTAAGAATGCGAGTCCATCGATTTTGTATGGATTATCTTTCATATAAATCCATTTTACTTTATCACCTTGAACTATGTAACTATGGTTTTTATCTAAACCCCAAAATCTAAGTAAATCATTATACTTTACAGTAGCTCTAACTGATGCTGGGGCTCCTTTAGCTAGAGTAGAAAACATCTCACCAGCTCTAGCCTTACGTTCAGTATATTTATTTAGTGTTTTTACAGATGTAGGATTACCTAGTTTAGTTAGGGGTAAAGTTCCATCTAATATTTGCTTTCTAAAGACTTTTACACGCTCATCAATCTCAGGTTGAGTTGCTCCCTTCAAAACATCTACTAATACTTCTCTAAAGAAATCACCCAAAATAGGTGGGAAGTTTGCCTTTTTAAACTCTAAACCCTTAACATCAAGTGTTTCTTTGGCAATACCTTCTTGTTTAGTAATCCACTGAGCATATCTACGGGGAGCTCTAAAATAAGCTGAACGAATAACACATTCAGTCTTCATTTCAAGTCTATGTTCGGCTACATTAAAACAATCCCGAGCTAATCTATTGTAGTCTTCTGTGATGATGTCTTGGTATTGTAATGCGATTTTCTCGAGGGCATCGTCTTTTTCTTCAGTACCCATCTCATCAAAACTAGGGTGCTGATGCCTAAGCAAAGGTTCAGCATTAAAATAATTAGAGTCTGTATCAACATAGGCACAATAGTTTATATCACCTTCATCACAAATCCACCAAGGTACTTCTTCAATATGTTTCATTCAGTTATCTGTATTTCACCTAAGTTATGAGCCGGAATATAATAATAATATTCGTGTTTATCAAGCCATCTTGTGACTATTCTTTTCATTTCATGGGAGTTACCTGTAATAACCTTATATTGTTTATAACCAGGCTTTTCCCAAAAGAAAAACTGTTCTAGTCTTTCTTCTACTTCTTTATGTTTTAGTCCGTGTAAATCTAAACTAGAACTTAACATCTGGGAGAGTGATTATTCCTTCATCTTTTTTTCCTTGAGAGTTTAATAATTGTTCTTCGGGGATGATGTGGAATTGATACCCTTTAATAGAGAATTTACCTCCTTGTTTTAACATTTTTCTAAAGAAGTTTTGTTGAACCTCAGTCCATTCTTCACTTAGTTTAATAATAGCATCTTTATTAAGTTTTTCCCCTTCGTGGTAAATCTCTACTTTTCCTCTAATTGATTGTTTACTTAACATACTTATAATTTAATATTATTTTTTATAACTTTATTCATGTGTCTATTAGCGCATAAAGCAGACTCTTGGATAATCCGTTGCCCCGATAGAGTAATCGCTTCACTCAATACTACGTTTCCGTATCTGAAGCTACCAAGAGCAGTTGCACCATACAAGCTATTTAACAAAATCTTCATAGTATATTGCTTCATATGAAAACTAGCTCCTAACTCACTATCTCCAGCCTTATATGCTACCTTCATTTTACCTTTATAAAAAACACGTTCATCAAACCATTTTTTAAGGATAGTAGATAATACCGATTCTTTATCTGTTCTGAAAAACACACCATTTGCTGAGATTGCTAGATTATTGTTTTCAATAAACGAGATTAAATCCCCTACTGATATTTGAGTGCGCTTACGTTTAGTATTTTCTATGATAATTAAATCTTCACCATCTTTTGATTTAAGATCATTTAACCCTAAACGATTATTCCTATCATCTTCATCTATGATTCTCCCAACCATAGTTTCCTTACCGATATTAATAGTCATAATAATAGAAGGATATAGTGAAGTTAAATCCTCATCAAACATATAGTTGTAGATACCTGCTTTTGGACAAAATAAATAACCACCAGCGTAGTTCTTCTTATGAATAGGGTTTTTATCTTTAGGTGGGGGGACTATATCTTGAGAAAGTAAATATGCTGAAATAGCACCATCTTGTGTTTTTGTATTAGCATAAACTTCACTATAGTTGTGTTTACCTTTATGAGCTAGGTTTTTGGATAAAGATAAATACTCTAACTTTTCATCTAATACCTTTAAAATCTCAACATCACGGAAGTTATACTCAATGAAGGTATCTACATCGTTTTCAAATAATCTATCTAAACTCCCCTCGTATTCTATTTTATTTAACCCAGCATATTTTTCACCAATAGCGTCTAACTTATAAGATGGTTCATCAGCCCAACTATATTTTTTATGTAAACGCATGTAATCTAGGGATTCAACACCCGCTATTTGAATGTACTGATCTTTAAACCAAGGTGTTTCTCTAACAACGTTTATAGGTGATAGATAAGTTGCTGCTCTTTGTCCTAAAACATTTTTGATTCTATAATAAAGATAAGGAATATCAAAGTAATCACTATTCCACCCCACAATAATATCTGGGTCTATTTCTCTAAATGAGATAATAAATTGTTTGAGTAATTCCTTTTCAGTAGGGAAGGGGATTATTTCTCTATTTTTAGTCTTAGTATGTTTGATTTGAGATTTAGCATCTAAAATTAAGATAACCCACTTGTCAGTTGATTTATCATACCAAGCTACTGATGTAACTTTTTTAGGAGCACTTTTAATATATTCTTCTGTTAGCGCTTCACCCATTTCAATCTCAATATCAAAGAATAATTCTTTATGAGAAGTAGAGGGATCATCATTAGTCCCATATTTTTCAATTAAAAACTTTTGATAGGGAGGTATATCAGCAAAGTGAAGATTCATATCATCTCGTTTCCACCTTGTTGTTTTCTTTAAACTTTCCCCATTCAAACCCTTATGAGTGCTCTCCTCAGGAGAACACTCAATATAAGCTTCGTTTACCCATCTTTCTACCTTATAACCATCATCATCGGTCCAAAGGTGAATATCATAGGTATTCTGTTCGTCTTTAACTGCTTTAGCAAAGGCTTTTTTATACATTAAAAGAACTGCTTTAGGTCAGGTCTGAAGTAATTGATATTCTTCATGACCTTTCTGTCACGTGTTCTATAGACAATATAATAGTCTCCAACCTTCTCAAAGTGACAAGGTTCATTTTGCTCTTTGGAACGTCTTTGAACCGTTGCTTGTGCCTCCTCTTCGTCCACACAAGCCTTTGACATATTTGAGGCTTGGACTTCTTGATACGCATCCCATAACCTATCCTTAAGACCATGAAGCATAGCTCCGTTACCAATCGAAACGTAGGCAATGTCACATAAAGCGTCAAGCACCTCAACAATATCACCTGCTTCACAGGCATCTTTGTATTCTTCAAGTTCTTCGAGAATGAAGTTGTAAACAAACATCCATTCTTTTTCTTCAGGGATAACAGGTTCATAATTGTTGGGTTTGCCCATTGTGGCATTAAATTCTTCTACTTCGCTTACAAATGGGACATATTCCCCCTTAAACTGATCAGCTATACGTTGTGCTGTTAAATCAGCCCACTCGTGTTCTGGGACCATTGATAATTGGTCTCTGTCTTTAAGTGAGTTTAGTAAACCTAGACTATTACGTAATTCTAGTTCTACAGCTTCTTTAAAACTCATTATACTAAGATTTTAATAATACGAGACTTATTTACTCCTTGAATCTCAAATTCACCATTCCAACCTTCATATTCCTTATAGATTTTTGCTTCAGCTTCAGTAGCTGATTCAGCATCGATTAGGAACTGTTCTGTTGTTTTTTTCACTTTACCGCGCTCATCTTCTGTTTTGATGACGACTTTTCCTGTCCAGTAACTCATAATTTAAATGTTATGTCCTCCGTTATTAATTTTTAAACTATCAAAAAACTCTTTACGAGCGTTGTTTTGATCATCTCTAAATGCACCTGATGCTTTCGTAGTAACCATTGCAGCACCTTGGTGTTTTACTCCTCTACAAGATACACAGTTGTGGGTTCCTACAATAGTAACAATCACACCTAAATTACCTTCTGTAATTTTATCTACTGCATTATGGATAGCTGATGTTAGTTGTTCTTGGATAGCACCTCTACGACCAAATAGCTCTACGATTCTATTTAGTTTAGATAAACCAATTACTTGTCCTTTATCTCCTGCTATGTAACCAATATGAACTACCCCCCCAATCGTTTGGTGGTGGTGAGAACACATTGATGTTAGTGGAATATTTCTTTCAATCACAATACCATCATACCCATCTGAAGGGAATGAAGTAATAGGAGACATTGCTGTATAACGTCCAGCCCATAAGTCATTTACATATGCTTTTGCTACACGACGAGGTGTTTCCATTGAGTTTGGATCATTTCTCCAATCACATTTTAGGGCATCTAAAAATTGACCATATGCTTCAGTAGCACTATCAATCATTTCTTGTTTTTGATCGTTGTTTAAGGGGAAACCTTCTGCTACTCCGTTAGCAAAACCTGTTTGTACCACTTCTAATTGTTCGTGGATTTTTCTTCGTTTGTTTTCCATTTATTATAACTCTTTATTTACTTGAATATACGAAACCTATTTACAAAGCCCAAATTGAAGGTAAATTTCTCATATTTCCGTTTTCATCGTCCAATCCATAACCCACAATCCATTCTTCATCAATATCAAATGCGTGGTAGCATTCTTGAGGTGGGGTAGGTGATGTTTTTCTAACAATAAGGGTAACGATTGAAATAGAGGCTGGTTTTTTAACTTCTAGATACTCAGTAATAGCTTTCATTGTATTACCTGTATCATAAATGTCGTCTACTATGTAGACGTGTTTACCTTTGATAGGGGTTTCTAAATCTTTTGATATAACTATATCGCCTTGTTTGCGGTTTATATACGATTTAACGCGCATAAAATCACATTCCATGTCAATTGGTGTGACACGAACCAAATCGCTGTAGAACGCAAAACACCCATTTAATAGACCTACCATTACAACAGGTGTCTTATCTCCTCTATGTTTATCGGCGATTTGTTTACCGATAATTTTAGTTTTGAATTGAATTTCTTCAGCTGTTAATAACTCTTTCATTTAAATTTATTTTTTACTCTTTCTGAAAT